TCCCAACCCGAGCTTCCCCTTCATGAGGGGGTCGCTCACCCAAGCCACTGGCTGCGGGGTCGACCTAGCACTTGGTTATAACCAAGGTCCTAGATTAACCCACCGTCGAACAAACAGACGTTTCACTTTCTGTTTGATTCGGTGCCTGAGATTCGTTCTGTTACCAAAACTCATCTCGATACTGCGCCCCTTTAGTCTTGCTAGCAAGACGGCGTGGTCTTCGGAGTGATACGAAACAGGCATATCAGCCAGAAATGTGGTAAAGTATCCTTCGATACCGTACCTACACCGACGGGGTGCAGCTTCATCGAAATTACAGATGAAACCTCCGTCGCCATACCCCTCAGATATCAGGTGGGGTTTAATCACCTTTGACCTGAGGTACCGCCAGCAATCATGAAAGCGAGCGTCGCAGGCTTCGAAACCGTGAAGCCTACTAACTCGCCTTATGCTGTTGGCAGTGTGGTAGATCCTAGTCGCTCCTACGACCTCTTCCTCGAGGAAGAAGGGCTTGCAGTCTATCCCTTTGAACCAATGCGCTCCACAACTCTCCCGAAAATCACCAGTTGAAAAACTCTTCTGGCTGTTAACGGTAAAGCCATAGAATGCACATGTCCGCGCGAATAGGTCATAAGAAGTCCTGGGGATAATAACATCGTCTCCAAAAACACTGATTTGCGAAACGTCACCATGAGTCAAACTTACGACCGCATGGGCTATCGCGTAAAAAATCAGTGATTCCAGCTCGAAAGTAAATCCGTTTCCCATACTGGAAAACTTTTCGTACCGGAATTCCTTCTTATGCAAGGTACCGAAGCTCGACCTCGAAAGATCCATTACCGCAAGCCAGCGATTCGGAATTAACTCCCGAACCGTAGACTCAGCAATAGTGTCACTTGCAGACGAGAAATCAACAGTAGCTAGATTATTAGTCAGGCTACCTTCTCGTGAGAGAAGTTGGTTCCTTGTCTGTGAATCGAGGTTTTGCCCAACCCAACGTAGACGTCGACGAATCATGCGGCCAATGCCTTTTTGAAACCAGAGGTTTAGTCCGGGTTCAATGGCAATGGTCCGATCCGTTTTCGAATTTTTGGGTACGGTGATAACCTTATTTCCAACCTGCAACACTCTTTTTGAGAGGTCCCAAGAAGGATAGGCGATTGCAAAAAGTTCGCCCATAAGACTATCTAGTGGTTGCGTTATTCCGTTTTCTAAACGAAACTTATTGACCGGGCTCGTATCACACCCCTTTATAAGGAGTGTGTTTCCGGGCCCCCAGTCAGACGACTCTATCCAATCTTCCCCGCTGAATGTACCCAAAATGGAATCAATTTTTCGAACGACTGCAACATGCAGTCGCGCGCCAATCTCACGGTTTATGGTGAGGTGGTGATATCCACGACGGTTGATTCGGCGGCAGTCTCTCTCTGCATCGGAGAACTTCAAAAGAGCAACCTCCCTAACATTTATTTGCGTGTTAAGGAATCGCGCCTTCGAGAGGAACTTCGTTGCGAGATATGAAAGCCTGAACTCCTGAGGATCTAAATAATCGGACGGTTTAATGTCCAGCTCTACCAACTGGCGATGTTCATCGTTAATGAACAACAACCAGCAAGTAAGAGCCCTCGGGGTGTCAAGTGAAGATAGATAAAGTTCGACGACTCTTGTCGTCTGTTTGTGTACAGATGTAGCCATTCTATACTCCTTACGAGCTAAAGCTTCGTTGGGGGACCCTATTACTAGGGGGCAGAACTGTGAATCAGTACACCGACTCTAGGTTCTGCACTGCTGCAATGAACACGGGGGTGTTCTGGAAGAAAACCAGACGCCCGACGAGTTCTTCGCGTTGCGCGATCGTGCTCTTTTTAGGGAACACGAGTTCGAGGTTCGCGAG